AATAACAACTGCCAATAGCAATGTTATTGCATTAGACATTACAAATGGTTCGCCAGCATACGATAGTTTCATTATTGACTATAGTGTTAACTTTGCAGGTGTGTCGACTAACTATCAACGTATAGGAACATTATACATAACAGGCTATAATAATTCAGGTGGCACAACAGAAGTTTCAATAAGCGATAGATCATCAGAAGCAACAGATATAGCCGGTACTATTACGTTTAGTGCAATTATTGGTGGTAACACTATTACAGTTAGAGCACTTCATGATTTAGGCCAGCCGCTTAAATTTAATTACCTCACCAGACGCTGGAATTCAAGATAACAACTAATGTTTAACAAACATCAGAATAACTCTGAAAGATTAGCCACATGGCGAAAACTTAGGCAACAGGAGTTTTCTAACGAATTAGAAGTAGTGGAAGCATTTGGCAGTATTAAACAGTCAGACAGATACATAGACTACTACAATCCTCAAACTTGGCCCTCAGTATTTGATATTGTATCAGAAGGGTACCTTTGTTGTACAGGAGTCAGTCTAATATTAGCATCAACATTAATTCATAAAGGTTTCATTCCTGTGGATGAAATTGAATTCGTACTGATAAGTAATAACGTATTAGGAACCATAGGTGCCCATATAAAACATGGTAACAAATACTATAATTTTTACCCTGGAGAAGTATCTTCAGAAGAAATAATACAAAGCGATGCAACGTTATTTAACTATGTTAAAATACCAGATTTATCGATACTATCATAAAAAGACATTGACTTCTAAATAGTTTTATAGTACAATAGCTTAAGGATAAATATTACTACTAAAAACTATACAGGACATTACTGAGACAAACACATGCAGGTTAAAAAAAGAGACGGCACCTTAGAGCCATTAGACATAGACAAGTTACACAAAGTAGTAATGTACGCATGTGAAGGAATTACAGGTGTTAGTGCATCACAGGTAGAAATCAACAGTAAAATTCAATTCTTTGAATCAATGCCCACCCAAGATATCCAGGAAACACTTATCAAAAGTGCCGCTGATTTAATATCAGAAGAGAATCCAAACTATCAATATGTAGCAGGCAGACTGATTAACTATCATTTGCGTAAAATGGTATACAACACATTTACGCCACCGTGCTTATGTGATGTCATTGATGACAATATCAATGCTGGCATGTACGACAAAGAGTTTACTGAGTTATACACTAAAGATGAAATAAACCAATTAAATATTTACATTAAACATGATCGCGACGAAGTATTAACTTATGCGGCTATGGAACAATTCCGCGGCAAGTATCTTGTGCAGAACAGGGCAACTGGTGAAATATATGAAACACCACAAGTAGCATACATGATGATCGCGGCATCTTTATTTAGTAAGTACCCAACTGAAACAAGACTACAAACTGTTAAAGATTATTATGATGCTATCAGTACTTTTAAAATTTCCTTGCCTACGCCTATTATGGCTGGTGTTAGGACCCCACAAAGACAGTTTAGCTCATGTGTACTCATTGAAACAGGCGACAGTTTAGACAGCATTAACGCTACTACAAGCGCCGTAGTAAAGTATGTAAGCCAGAAGGCAGGCATAGGTATAGGTGCCGGTAGTATTAGAGCAATCGGCTCACCTATTAGGAGTGGAGACGCAACTCACACAGGCGTTATCCCCTTCTTTAAATTATTTCAATCAGCAGTTAAATCATGCTCACAAGGTGGTGTAAGAGGCGGAGCGGCTACATTATACTATCCGTTATGGCATGCAGAAGTAGAGGACATGCTTGTACTTAAAAACAATAAAGGCACAGAAGATAATCGTGTTAGGCACATGGACTATGGTGTACAGTTTAATAAGTTAATGTATGAACGTTTAATTTCAGGCGGAGACATTACGTTATTCTCACCACATGATGTTCCTGGTTTATACGATGCATTTTTTCAAGATCAAGAAAAGTTTAAAGAAATATACGAAGCGGCCGAACGTAAAACATCAATTAAGAAGAAAAAAATTAAAGCAATTGATTTGTTTAGTGCATTTGCAACCGAAAGAAAAGACACAGGTAGAATTTACTTAATGAATGTTGACCATGCAAATACACATGGTGCATTTATTGAAGACATAGCACCAATTAAGCAAAGTAACCTTTGTTGTGAGATTAATTTACCTACTAAGCCGTTAAATGATATTAACGATCCAGAAGGTGAAATTAGTTTATGTACGTTAAGTGCAATCAATTGGGGTATTATTAAAGACTTTGATGAAATGCATAAAGTATGCAATCTTGCAGTTAGAGGCTTAGATGAATTGCTTGACTATCAAGCATATCCTGTTCTTGCCGCTGAACTTAGCACAATGAATAGACGGCCACTTGGTATAGGTATTATTAATTTTGCATATTGGTTAGTCAAGCATGACATGACATATCAGCAACCAAACTTAGAATTAATTGATGAATGGGCAGAAGCATGGAGTTACGGACTTATTAAAGCCAGTAACGAATTAGCACAAGAAAAAGGTGCATGTCCTAAGAATATGGAAACAAAATACGGACATGGTATTACACCTAATCAAACATACAAAACAGATGTTAATGAACTTGTTAAAAATAAAGAAAGACAGGATTGGAAAGGACTTAGAGCAAGTTTAAAAGAACACGGTATTCGTAACTCGACACTAATGGCACTTATGCCTGCAGAAACATCAGCACAAATCAGTAACAGCACTAACGGCATTGAGCCACCACGCAGTTACATCAGTGTTAAACAAAGTAAACATGGCGTATTAAAGCAAGTTGTTCCCGGTTACCCATACTATAAAAACAAATATGATCTACTGTGGGATCAGAAGTCACCAGAAGGTTACTTAAAAATTATGGCCGTTCTACAAAAGTATATTGACCAAGGCATTTCGGTAAATACATCATACAATCCAGAACACTTTGATGAAGAAAAGGTACCAATGAGTACACTACTTGGCGACATCATGACATTTTATAAATATGGTGGTAAACAGTTATACTACAATAACACACATGACGGACAAGGCGAAATAGATATTAACAAAGACGAGCTTATAGAACAATTATCTTTAAGCGAAATAGACGATGACGACTGTGAGAGTTGCAAAATTTGAAAAAGAGAAAAATGAGTGTATTAGATGTAAAAAATAGGGCTGACCACACTAAAGCAAAAATGTTTTTAGACCACAATGGCGGACCAGGTATTCAACGATTTGATGTAGTTAAGTATAAGCAATTTGAAAAACTAACAGACAAGCAGTTAGGATTCTTTTGGCGACCAGAAGAAGTCGATATTACTAAAGATTCAAAAGACTTTAAAGACTTAACAGACTTTGAAAGGCATATCTTTACCAGTAACTTGAAGCGACAGATACTACTTGATAGTGTACAAGGTCGCTCACCTAATCTTGCTTTCTTGCCTATAGTAAGTCTGCCTGAATTAGAAACATGGATTGAGACTTGGGCATTCAGTGAAACAATACATAGTAGAAGTTATACACATATTATTAGAAATGTATATCCAAACCCAAGTAAAGTATTTGATGAGATGTTGGACATTAATGAAATTGTTGAGTGTGCCGACAGTATTACGCAAAATTATGATAGACTAATAGAATACAATGAAGCAAGATCACGTGGACTTGCAAGTTATGATGAGTACGAACATAAGAAGCGTATTTGGCAATGTTTAATGAGTGTTAACATACTTGAAGGTGTACGTTTTTATGTATCCTTTGCATGTAGTTGGGCCTTTGCAGAACTTAAAAGAATGGAAGGCAATGCTAAAATTATTAAACTAATTGCCAGGGACGAAAATGTTCACTTAGCAAGTACACAGCACATGTTAAAATTATTGCCACAAGAAGATAAAGACTTTGCTAAAATTAAAGAAGAAACAAAACAAGAAAGCACTCAAATGTTTATTGATGCAGTTGAACAAGAAAAAGTTTGGGCAGACTATTTATTTAAAGACGGCAGTATTATTGGGCTGAATGCAGAACTATTAAAGCAATATGTTGAGTATATCGCCGCCAAAAGAATGAGATCAGCCGGCTTAGAATCGATATATAATAGTGGTACCAATCCTTTACCTTGGACACAAAAATGGATAGGTGGAAGCGATGTACAAGTAGCACCGCAAGAAACAGAAATTAGTAGTTACGTTATTGGCGGCACTAAACAAGATGTTGAAACTAATACTTTTAGCAACTTTAAATTATAACACACAGAGATACAAATATGTATGACATTACAACATTTTTAACTGAAGTAGTAACAGTTAAAACTACCCCAGGACTTGAAATTATAGCAAAATTAATTGGCTACGATGAAAAGAAATTTACACTAACACTGGAAAATCCAAAACTAATAGTGCTATCAGATTCTGATGTAGCAACTATTCCTTTTGTATTTACTGCTGAACCAACATTATTGTTCTTAACAAGAGATCAATATCTTGCTGTATACAAAAGTGCTCCTATGAGTGCTGAAGATTATTTAACACAGGTATCAGATACAGCACCAGTAGAAGTATAAGTCATAAATAATAGTAACGGAGATT